CACAGGCGGAACGGGCGCAGCGGGATCGGCAGGCGGCACAGGCGGAACGGGCGCATCGGGCAACATAGGCGGCACAGGTGGCACAGGCACTCCGACTCCATTAAAGGTCATCGTGTTCAGCACGCCGGGAGCAACAAGTTACACACCTTCCGCCGGAGCCGTGGCAGTCGAAATTGATATGTTGGGTGGCGGTGGCGGCGGCGGTGGCGGCGCACTCACTGCCTCCGGGACAGTTTCTTCCGGCGCTGGCGGCGGTGGTGGAGCAGGCCGGGGCAGAGGATACTTCAGAGTATCTGATTTGCCTGCATCTCCCATTCCTTGTGTGGTTAGCTCGGGCGGCAGTGGCGGCGCAGGAAAAACAGGCGCAACAGGAGCCGGGGCAACAGGTGCCTGTGCAACACAATCCTTTTTTGGTGCCACCGGGATAAATTCATCACTTCTAATATATGCTGACGGGGGAGAAGGTGGTGCGGGAGGTCAGCCGTCCACTAATGCAGGCGGCGGCGCTGGCGGCGGATGTGCGCCGGGACAGCCAAGCGCAGGTGTATCACCAAGTGGGGCGACAGGCGCGCCAGGGACCGGTTACGGTGCGGGCGCGGGTGGAGCGGGTTCGACATTAGGCGGTAGTCTCAACACTATTGGAACCGGCGGCGGTGGCGGCGGAGGGGCGTCGGGCGGAGCCGGATCAAACGCTGGCGATGCTGCTGACGGGGGCGCAGGTGGCGGCGGCGGTGGTGGCGTAACTGCGGCACCCGCAGGAGCATCAGGAGCCAAGGGTGGAATGGTACCATCAGTTTATGCACGAGCGGTTGGCGGACAAAGCGCAGGCGCATCAGGCGCGCCGGGAAATAATCCGGTTATTCCTACCGATAGGGGCGGAGGAGGCGGCGGCGGTGCGGGCGCGACAGGGGCGGTCAATGGCGGTGCGGGCGGCAAAGGCGGAACCGGAAGCGGTGGCGGTGGCGGCGGATCGGCTCTATCCGGCGCAAGCGGCGGCGCCGGGGGCCAGGGTGGAAACGGCTACATCATAATAACGGAGTTCTTCTCATGACCGACTTAGCTTTCTACAACGAGATGTTGGGCGTCGCCGACCAACTAATCAGTCAGTATGGGATGAAGGCGAACCTCAAGTCCAATGCGGACCAATCGCTTCGACCGTGTATAATCGTCATCACCGACTACATGCCGAGAGACGCCGAGACGCAACTGGCAAATCCCACCATGCGGACGGTTCTATTCGCCGCTGGCCTGGGCGACATACCTAACGGGGACGGGCGGTACGGGTGGGACGGGCGCAACGTCGAGTCAGGCGGGACCTACAGGCGCGACCGGCGCGACGGGACTGCCTCCGGCGTTCTCGTGGCAATACTCAACGACGACAACTATGGCGTCGCCGGGCACCGGGTTCTTCCGGGCGAATAATGCGACATGGGCAAGCGTTAATACGCTCGCTGTCATGGGCACATCCGCCGACAGCGGAAATCCAAGCGTCATTTCACTTTTAGACAACATTCCGGTCGGCTCAACGATCATTATCAGAGACGATACGGCGCCGGGCGCTTATGCGATCTTCACGACTGGCGCAGTCACTCAAGAGGGCAGCAACACATGGGTCGAAATCGCTGTGACCTATGTCGCTGGAACGTTCAACAACAATGATACATGCCAAATCTCGATCTTCGGCGGCATCGGTGGCACGGGCGGTACGGGCGGTACGGGCGCAACGTCGAGTCAGGCGGGACCGACAGGCGGTACGGGTGGCACGGGCGGATCAGGACCAGCCGGTGGCACGGGCGGCACAGGTGGTGTCGGCGGTGCGGGTGGTACAGGTGGCACGGGCGGCTCAGGCGCAGCGGGGGCGGCTTTCACTGGCGGCGCACATAGACAAGGAAGTACGGCAGCAATTGCGTGTTCGGGAGTGGCGGGTACAGCTATCATGGGTGGTCTCGGTGCTTCCGGTCTGTGCACTTTCACACCCAATACGAGTGGGAACGTTCTGATAATCGTCAGCGGTTTTGCGACATTGAGTGCTTTAACTCTTAATGCTGGACTAACCGTTCTATTGGCGTGGGGAACCACTACAGGCGGCTCCGGTCCAGCATACAAAGCAGGACCCGTAGGGTCAACTGCTACAAATTTGACCGAGTGGACATGGGGCGCGACTGGCGCGGCGGTTACAGTCGGGGATATTCGTCAACCTATAAGCGATCAGTTTCTCGGTACGGGACTCACCAAAGGAACACAGTATTGGGCTGACATTCAAATTGCGGGCGTCACCAGTGCGAACGCGTGCACCTACAACAACGTAACCATTACCGTAGTTGAAATCTAAAAGAGGAAAAACTCATGAGTCTTTTAGACCGAATCACAACGGAAGGCAGTCAACGCGTAACCACGGATGGGGCGGACCGCATCATTTGCGGGATCATCATTGATGGCGTCCCCGCCCCTACCGTACTGATTAACATCTTCGGGTCCCTCCTCGCTTCCCAAGCTGCGCTCAACAGGGGCGACTCCACGCCGCACAATTTGCTTCCGCTGCGTTCATGAATAAGACCGCAACCTGCTTTAAGGCACCATATATCAGGTCACAAACTGATGATGGGCGCTTTGGCGCCCATCGTTGTTTTTGAGCGTGGAAATGCTGGTTTGTGGCTCTCGCTATTTGGGACCGGGACGCTCCTCTTGAAATTCACTGTGCAGGAAACATGCGACAAATAGCGAATATACTTGTGTTTCTTGCATTTTCTCTCCCGCAAATCACGAAAAAGAACTCACGGGTTGCTTCGGCTCCCGATTCTTGTTAACCATACCCTACATTCGAGGGATTTCCCGCGTCTTTGATGCGCTCATGCGAGTTGCTCGACGCTAGACCGATCCGCTCAAAAAACAATCCGTCCGAAGTACCTCCATGGGGAGGGGCGGCGCAAACCCAAAACCCAGGAGATTTCGCCATGGCGAATGTTAGCACAACCATCGCGGACGTGATTGTTCCGGCGATTTTCACCCCGTATACCCAACAGTTGACGATGGAAAAGACCGCCATCATCCAGTCGGGTATCGCGGCTCGCGACGACTTCCTCGACAACTTGCTTGCCGGCGGCGGCTTGACGTTCACCGTCCCGTCCTGGCAGGACATCGGCGACCCGGCTGAAAACGTTGCATCAGACGACCCGAACTTCGACTCGACGCCGAACACCACGGCAACGTCAGCCGAAGTTGCGATCCGTCTGTCGCGCAACGCGTCCTGGTCCACGATGCGCCTCGCGACGGCTCTAGCTGGCGCCGACCCGATGCAGAGCATCGCGTCGCGCGTTTCCGACTATTGGGTCCGTCGTCTGCAACGTGCTTTCGTAGCCGTTGCTTCCGGCGTGTTCGCCACCAACAGTTCGACCGGTGCGGGCGCAACTGCGGGTCTCGGCCTCAAGGCGCAGTACGGCACTCAGGGCGACTTGACCCACGACATTTCTTCCTCCGGCTACTCCGCCGGGGTCACCGACTTCTCCGCCGAAGCCTTCATCGACACCTGCACAACGTTGGGCGATGCGGCTGAGGACGTGACGGCTGTGTTCATGCACAGCATCGTCTACGCCAAGGCGCAGAAGAACAACCTTATCGACTTCATCCCGGACGCGGAAGGCCACATCAATATCCCGGTGTTCCTCGGTCGTCGCGTGATCGTCGATGACGGTATGCCGAACCCGGCTGGCGACGCGAACAGCGGCGCGTATACCGGTGGCAGCAACAACAACGTCTACCACACTTGGCTCGTCGGACCTGCATCGTTCCGCTTGGGCGTCGGTACTCCGGTGGTCCCCACCGAAGTTTTCCGCTACCCGTCGCGCGGCAACGGCGCCGGCTCGGACGTGTTGTTCAACCGCGTCGAGTGGACCATCCACCCGGTCGGACATGCCTGGATCGGCGGATCGCCGGTCTACGAAGGCGGACCGACCAACGCTCAACTCGCGGCTGCACCGTCGTTCGTCCGCGTGTTCCCGGAACGCAAGCAGATCAAGCTCGCGCGCCTTATCACGTCGGAATCGGTCACGGCTCAGTCCTTCCAGGCTGACCCGGCTGGTACTCCGGGCGGCACCACGGCCGACCCGCTGAGCATCTTCGCAACGCATCCGGGTATCCCGACTGCGTAACGGTTTGAAATACGCGGGATGTCAAAGTCTTTTTGACATCCCGCCAAACCAAGGGGTATGCTCATGAGCGCCACTGTCCGTCTTACCGATGCTTGTGTCAAGGCCGCGTCCGTGCGCCTTCATCGGCGTCACCAACGCTACGCTCGCGACAATCGGCTGAATCACAGCCGGCAAGAGCTTGAATGGCTTACCGTTCAGGCTACCCGTCTCGGCGGAACTGCTACTGCGGCAACCGTTTTCGCCGCGCTCGACTCTTACACGACCGAGCAAATCGAGGCGATGACCAGTTATACGCAGCTATAACCGTTTGGTGTCCGTCCAGAGGGGGGACTTCCGGCGGGCGCTGACAGGCGGGGGAGAGCAGCACGCTTCGGCGCGCGGCGCCCCCGCCAAGAATTTCCTGAGCTTCACCGACCATGAGGTTCGGTGCGTGTCCCCAAGCTAAGAGGAGCCACCCGATGGCAAAACGACCCCTACTCGAAACCCCCCAAGTCTATCCCACTGACGAGGTTACATTCGACGAACTCGGCGACACTGCCGGCGGTCCGAAGGATGCGGCTCCCGTAGAGCCGATTGCCCCGGCCGTCGAGGCACCTGTAGCTACTCGCGAGCAAATCCGCCAAGCCCTCGAAAGCCGCGTCAAGGAGACCGAGAAGAAAATCGCAGCCAGCGTGGAAAAGCAGCGTGAAGGCACTATCGAGGAGCGGGCGGCTCGACTTGCTCTCGTTGAGGCTCGCAACGCCCTGCACAAAGACTTTCCGCCTATGACCCGAGCCGAGCTTACCAAGAATTACTTGGCCGGGGAGACCGCAAAGCGTGCGGAACGTGTCGAGGCGCAAAGAAGGATGGGCATGAATCCCTCCGCCTCCCCATTGGATCAACTTCGTAAGAACATGAGTGGTTCTTACGGACGCGGGGGCACAACTCCCGGAGCTACTCGTGGCGGACCCGGCTTTCAGGGTCGGGCTTTCACTCGGCAAGGTTCCGCACAAGTTGGCGGTGTCGTGCCAGGAAGTGCAGCCGACTTAGCGCAGCAAGCCGCCCGCGCGAATCGGGCGTAAACCTATAGGTTGACGGACGAAGCGGGATCGTCAACTTAGATGTAGACGGCAACAGCCCCGCCCCGCATGGGGCGGGGTTTTTCGTTATGGCTGGTCCAAAAGACGATATTGAAGGCGACCGTCCGGAAGTGTCCAACGAAGTGTTGGCACTTATGGTAGAGAATGTGCGCCTTCGGACCGAACAAAATGCCGGACAAATCTCCGGACTCTATGACCGGCTACGCCAAGGGGAGAACCACATAATTCATGCCGGGGATGTAGGGATCGCGGCTCTTGTATTCGGGGCGTACCTCAACACTTTCCTATTGCTGGTTTCGGCAGTCTCCTCGTTTATCGGAATCCTTCTGATAACCCTTCACATCATGCATATCATCTGAGAGAACAAATGGGAACTTTCCTCAACCCACGGTACAAGCCCACTCCTGCGCAACAGGCGATGATGTACTATTCGCGCAAGACGAACCGCAGTAATGTTGCGGTCGTCAACTCCACGGTTGCGCCCGCGTGGGGCACTATCCTTTTTCCCGGCAACCCGAATCCAGGAGACAATATCACCATCGCCGGAACGGTGATTACATTCGTTCTGCCTAGCCCCGCGCCAAGCGGCGCGCAAGTCGCTATCGCCGCCACACTCGCGCTAACGATGGCAAACGTGCTCGCCTATCTCGCGCTGAACCCCATCGCAACTGCGAACGTTACCGTCACTGGCGGAAGCGCAGGGGCGGGCGGTCTTTTGGTGCAATCGGTCGCGCCAGCCGACACATCGGTCACTTTGGCGGCGAGCGCCGCCACCGTTTCAAGCGCGAACCTTGTGCCGAACAAAGTTCGCAAACGTCTTGATATAAACAGCTTGACGGTGACACCATGAGCACCTGGGATAACATCATTTTCGCTGTGCAGGATCGTAGTGGTACAGTCGCACAGTTGACGACCGGAGGCACTCAAAACCCGGTCGAAGTCAACGACACCGGCACGTATATTGGTTTTAGTTGGGACGGGAAAGAACTTTCTCTCGACTTCACCGTCTGTCAAGTCAACGATCCGTACAACTTCTGTATTTCGACGGTGACGCCGACCGGCGCGCCGGGGAACGTCCTGCAATCGGCATGGCCAAAAACCGGGACGATTGATTGGCTCTCTAGTGCCAATGTCGGCGCGTCACCGGCAACAGAAGTGACAGAGACGAATGCAGCGAACGCTTATTGCTCAGCCGACTTCTTCTTTCAATACTCAATGTCGCGCGGCTACGCTTTCCCGGAATCTCCTATCGACAATATCGAAGCCGCCATTGTTCAAGCAACCGACTACCTCGATCAACGCTACCGGTTCAAGGGCGTCAAGCTCGTACAGTTTCTCAGTAACGGCACGTTTGATCCGAGCATCGGCTTCCTCGATCCCTGGCTTGCGCTGCAAGGCTATATGGGCGGCTATGGCGGCGGCGGAGGCGGTCCCGGCACCAACTATGAGGCGTGGTTCACTCCAAGCTCCACATCACAGCACACGGAATGGCCGCGCCAAGGATGCGTCGATTACAACGGGGACAACGTGTACGGCGTGCCGCTGGTCGTTCAACAGGCGGTGTGCGAGGGCGCGCTCCGCGTGCTCGCGGGCACGTCGTTACAGCCCGACTACGACCCGTCCGTGGTCACAGCCGGCGCCGTCGTCTCCTCGCTCTCGGTGGAAGTCGGACCGATCCGCAAGACCACATCCTATGACACGAAGCTCGGCTTGAGCTTCTTCCCGACGATCCCGCACATCGACCGTATGCTCCGCAGCGCAGGTCTGTTAGTCGGCGGCGGTGGTCGTTCGATTATCCTTTAAGGTGATGCGATGAGTCTCCCTTCGGGATTTTCAGCACAGTCGGCTAAAAGCGGCAGCGGGGACCCCGCCTTCTACGCCGAAATGTTGGCTATTGCTGACCAGCTAATCAACCAGTACGGGATGACGGCAAACCTCCGGGCAAACGAGGGCGGGGCGCTCCGACCGTGCTTCATCGTCATCACCGACTACATGCCGAAGGACGCCGAAACTCAATTGGCAAACCCCACTCTCCGGACAGTACTGTTCGCCGCCGGTTTGGGCGACATCCCTAACGGGGAACCGGACTGGCAAAACGAAATGCTTGTGACCTATAAGCAGCCGGTCGCAAACCCCCCGGTTATTAACGAGATTTTGGCGTTCACGGAGCCACTTAAGCTATATTCTCCGGCCGGAATTATCCTCCTCTATCAGACAACGGTTAAGAGATAAGACTCCGGTTGCTAATGCCCAGGAAATGCGTTAACCATATCCGGAGGGTGAAGTCCCCGACCCCCCTAAAACGGGGCGAGGAGCGCCCCCAATGCCGTTGTCGTACAGAGACCGACGCCAAGAGGTTTTGGCACGAGTTTACGAGCTACTTGCGGCACTTACCATCCCGCTTTTGGGCGGTCCGGTAGGTCCGGTGACTATCGAGCCAGGGAACATCGTTCATAATCGGAACGAGCTTCCTGCGCAATTGGTGCCGGGCATCATCTTGCTCGACGCCGACGAAATCAAGGACCCACGTGTGCAACTACCATCGCGCGGGTTAATCGAAAGAGGGGTGCCGCCTTCGATAATGAAGATGACACCCGAAATCTACGTGGTCCTCGACGTTCGAGGCGTCACGAACCAGAACGCGGGAGAGGATTTGAACACGGCGCGACTGGCAATCCTGGCGGCAATCCTCCCGGACAGACAATTGCAAGGCATCGTCGGAACGAACGGCAACATTGTCTATGATGGTTGTGTGACGGACTTCGCCCGTAACAGAACGATGAAAGGCCAGATGGGAATTTCCGTGACTTTTCAATATCCGCTGATTCCTGGGGAATATGTGGGGATCGAGGTCCCGAGCGGCTAAACTCAGCGACTTCGTGCCCACCGCGCTAACGCAGCCTTGCGCATTGCAGCACGGTGTTCCAGTGTTTTAGGTCGTCCTTTCATCGCGAGCGATTGATTTGGGCGCGGACTGGTGCGAGGTCGAGCACGGTTAGCTGTACCAATATTTTCCGCGTGTGAAATAATCGAAACATTGCCGACTTCATACGCACCTTTATCCTCGAAACGCGCCATTACAAACCCACCAAAAAACCGGCCTCGATTTTCTAGCTGCCCTGAGTCGATCCAGATTTTCAGCCAATCAAGGAAAGTCAGAACGAATGGGATTTTGCATTGGCGCGAACGATTACGATGCTGGCAAAAACGTTCACGATATTTTTTCAATTGGGCGGCACTATACTGCGGCCATTCTAGACTGGCAGCGTAGACTTGAAGTGCAGCATTTAGCTTTGATTTCTGCGGCATTTGGGGAGAAAAACATAAATTTCAGGAGAAGTCAAACATAGGAAAGTAGTATCATGAGACTCCGGTTGCTATCTCCGATTCTTTCTGTTAACCATGTCATGATTTCTCCTGTCCTGTGGCTAAGCGTCCCCCGCCGCGCCTCTGGCTTAAAATGAAGGAATAGAGCGCCATGGGTGACACACAGAATCCGGCATTTGACATCGCAGGCTCTTTGACTTCGCCTAACATAGGGAACTACTACATCGGTCGCGGATCGGTCTATATTCAGTTGCTCGGAGAGTCCAAATACACTCACTGCGGCAACAGTCCGCAGTTCGAGTTCCAGGCAAAGGTCACTCAGCTTGACCACTACTCGTCCATGACGGGTGTCAAGGTGAAGGACTTTACTGCCGTTACCGAAATCTCGGGCAGTTTGACGATGGTGCTTGAAGAATTCACCGCCCGCAACATGGGCTTTGCGCTTCTCGGTCTGCCGATCACTGAACCCGGCTCCTCGCCGCTCGGAGAGTTGGAGCAGATCGACATCTTCGCCGATCCGGTCATCTACGGCTCGGTTCAGTTCATCGGCGCCAACGACGTTGGTCCGCAGTGGACGACCACTTTCCCGCTCGTTTCTATCAAGCCGAGCAAAGCCATCGCGTTCATCGGCAATCAATATGGCACCATCGACCTGATGGGCGACGTGCTGTTCGATCGGCTCAGCGGCGGCTTTGGCACTGCGATTGCGAACTTGCCTGCCAGCCCCGGCAACGCGATCTAACCAGCTAAACGCGAGTGCGTATATTTTGATTTTATGCGCACTCGCGTCTGAGTGCGAGTTATCGTTTTTCAGCGGCTACCCCCTAAACGAGAGGAATCGTCATGACTGACACTCCCGCACAGCGCGTCACCCAACTCGAAAGCATCGTGAACGAGCTTACCGCTCGCATCGCGGCTGACCCGACAAATACGGACCTGCCTCCGCTACTCACAACGGCTCAGACCGAGCTTACCGCCGCGCAGACAGCCGCCGCAGCCGCACCCGCAGCGCCCGCACCCGCAGCGCCCGCACCCGCAGCGCCACAACCCCGCCCAAAGATCGTGGCTCCAACCCCCGCACCCGCGCCCACACCCGCGCCCGCACCCGCGCCCGCGCCTGCCGCTAAGCCGACCGGCATACGTCCGATGCCGCCTACCGTCCCGAGCGCCATGAAGGCTCGACCAAGCCCGGCTGCTCCCCGTCCGGCACCGACAAACCCGGCTTTGAATAAAACGCCCACAGCGTAATGTTCGGTCGGTTTTTCATTTCCGAACATTAGCATACGTCGGCAGATAAGTCTATGTGCCGACGTTCCCTAACAACATGGAGAGTCCCCCAATGGCAGAACAAGGTCTTGGCTTGTACGACATCAGCGGTTTCGGCGAGGATGTCGATGTCGGCGATGGCGTGAAACTCAGAGTGAAAGGTATCTCGGCAAAAGGCATTTTGATGCTCTTGCTGCGGTATCCCGATCTGCAAAAATGGCTCGCCGGGCAAACCCTCGCAGTCGCCGATATTATGGTGCAATCGCCGGATGTCATTGCGGCAGTTATAGCGGCGGGCACCGGAATGCCGGGCGATCCGGAGGCGGAGGAAATCGCAAGCGGCATTCCTATCGAAGTGCAAATGGATGTCGTTGAGGTGATTTATCGGCGGACCTTTAGGAGTGGCTTTGGCCCTTTCGCCAAGCGGGTGCTCGCGCTGTACGAGCACGCCGTAGCCGCCAGGGCTGGAAAGGATCCGGTTACGAAATCGCCGCCGGTATCGCAACCCTCATTAGAGCCGGACACGACGACGAGCGAGTCTGGAACTACACTCCCCGTCAAATAAACGCCTACTGTTTCTTGCTTGACCGGGAGAGAGATCGTGACAACTACGACGCTCTCAGTGTCAACACTCTTGCCGCACGCGGTACAGAGGAAGCAGTCAATAAGCAAAGTGCCGAGTGGGAAAGTGAAATGGGGTAAACGTCGATGGCGGTGTCAGTAAAGGTAAAGGTAACGATCACCGGAGCCAGCGATTTAGGCGCGGCAGTCAAGACGAACCTTGAGGCTTTCGTTGAAAAAGTCAACGCCGCCGTCGAGACCACTCTGAACATGATACGCGGCATGATCGACGAGCAAGCCAAGGCAATGATCGCTGGCTCGGGCAAATTTGGCGGTCGCTGGATCGACGGACTGCACGTCACGCTCGATAACATGCTAATCAGCATGTCGCACGACATCCCCTACGCGGATATTTTCGTGACCGGCGGCACGATCAGTGGTCATCCGTTGCTATGGCTCCCTATAGGGGATGGTCCGGCAACTGGCGAGCAACTCTTTTCGGCTGCGCACTCCAAGAAACCGCTGATGCTCTCCATTAATGACAAAATCCCTCGGTTGTTCGGAACCTCCTCCGTAACGATTCCGGCGAAGTGGGATTTGAACGGGGTAGTGCAAAACGCCATGCAGAACTTCGCGGATTCGTTTGCAGCGGCGATGCAAGGATAAAATAAGATGGCACTCGAAGATGTCGTCCAAAGCGTGAAGGTCGAAGTCGAGGTTGATGGCGTCGAAGACGCCACCGCAAAAGTCGGCGAACTTCAAAAAGCAGTAGAAGGTCTAGCGGATACCGCCACTAAAGCGGGCGGCACTCCCGGCAGCGGCTTAACCGGCGCGGGTGGCGAAGGTATTGCTGGTCTAAGCGGCGCGTTCAAGAACCTTGGTATGGTGGGCGCTGACGCTTTTTCTAATATCCTCGGTCAAGTCTCACACGGCGAATTTTCGGGTCTTGCCACTATGCTTGGCGGACCGGTGGCAGGCTCCGTCACGAAAGTCGCCGAACAACTTATGGATTTCACTCAGGCCCAAGACCAAGCCACAATCAAAAACGCGGCGATGGCTAAGCAGTTTGGCACGACCCCTGATACCCTTATGGGCATCAAGTCGGCGATGGGCGACGCTGGTGTCAGTTCACAAAGTTTCGAGCGGCTAGTCAATCGGATGTCTCAACGGGTCGCGTCCGACTACGCGAGCATGATGCGGAACATTCGGACTGACAATACTACCGCCGAGGAATCTGCGCTCCGCGTGACAAAAGCACAGGAGGACTTGAGTCAGTCGTTTAATAAAACAGCATTGTCAACGCAAGAGGCGTCACTCAACTCGGCGAAAGCACGCGAACGTTATCTGGAATCTCTCGGCGTTCCAGCCTCAACCTTTGCGGCACAAGACCAACTGCTGAAGCAACAAGAAGCCGGTCTTGCTCTCGATAAAGCCATACAGGCAGAGCGAGAAGCAAACTTCCACGCGCAACATGCAAACCAGGAGAAGCAGCTTGAACTCGATAAAGCCGAAGAAGCGCAGCGCGAGCAAGAACTGAGAAGCATCCCAAAGGTAACTGCCGCCCTTAAGGAAGGCATGGAAGCGCGCAAGCAACAGCCCCTCGTCGGTGATACTGATCTAGGTACGCTGATGAAAAGCGTTGAGAATATGGCGCGAGGCGGCAAGGAAGGACCCGCAGCCCCTGTAGATGTTTTCAAAACTATGATGGAGTCATTTCGTACCGGCGCCATTGGCGAACAACAAGGAGTTGCGTTGCTGAGAACAGAATTGGGGCAGCGGGCTATGGGCGCTGGCAGCGGAGCCGGAACTGCTCCCGAGGACATCTTTAGAGCCGCACAAGCAGGCGAATTCACGGAGGCGAGAACAAAGGCGCGAGAGGATGTATTTAAGGCACAGGGTATCGGTGCGGCGACTCCGGAGCAAGAACAACAAGCGCGGCGAGAATCGGTTTCGACGACGCGACGTAATGAAGCCATTAGCAGAGAGGGATCGGCTCTTGGGCGGTTGATGTCGAAACCCCTTGAGCAGTTCAATAATGGAACAACAAGACTGCTAGAATTCGGGAACAATGTAGTCCATGGGTTAGCCACCGGGGAACCAGCATCGCAGTGGAAGTATCAAGAGGGTAAGCCTCCCGATTGGCGTGCCACCGTTGCGGGTGCCTTGCAAGGTGGCGCAGCGGCCGGGATTGCAGGAGTGATAGGTGGCATTCCTCTGGGACCGGGCGGCATGATCGCTGGCGGACTTGCAGGCTTATTCGGCGGCGGTATTTTTGGAGCCATTCGGGGCGCAGGGCAGCGCCCAGGAGAATACTCGCCCGACCTCATGAAACCTGCCGCCGCCGCCGGAGGAGCGGACGCCGCTGGATCATTGGCGAGAGTTGCTGGATCGGCAGACGCCGCCGCAGCCTCCCTCGAAAGAATTGCCGGAATAAGCACTCCCGCCAACAACCCGAATATGAATCAGACGCCTAACACGACGGTTGCCGGGAGTTGGCAAGCCGCACCCGCCAGTTCGGGAGTATCCTCTCAATTTGTTCCGAGCGGTCAATGGCGCGGCGGTCTCATTCGCGGGTTCGATGTTGGCGGCGGGGTCGATCCATTCGACCTAGCCTCTCAAGGATCGGGCGCGGGAGGTACCCAACTGGCGCAGGCTGATCCTAGAGCCTACAGCGTGATTAGCGGGGCGCATCAGAGTATCGAAGAAGCTGGTTTCGACCCGACTGCTCGGCGAGAAATGCAGAATATGTGGAGCGGCGGTTTCATTCCCGGCTTCGCTGGAGGTGGTCACAACAGCGATTGGTTCGACGCGCAACTCGCCGCAGCCCACGCGAGATACTTAGCGCATCCTACGCCCGAAGCGTGGGCTGAGTATCAAGCGAAAGTAGCGGACCTTCAAAATCTTCGGTCGAACGAAGCCGACCAAGAAGCGCGAGGGTCAATGCAGTCTACTTACAGACAACTTGGGCTAGACCCATCGGGTCACATTCCTTCCGGCGGCTTGTGGGGCGGTGGTATTCCCGGCTTCGCAGTAGGCAGCATTCACGGTCCTGGCACCGGAACGAGCGACAGCATCCTCGCCCGCCTCTCGAACGGCGAGTTTGTCATGAAGGACGCGGCGGTGCGCAATTACGGCGTAAACTTCATGCACGCACTCAACGACATGCAAATTCCGGCACCGAAATACGAGCTAGGTGGCATGGTGCCGTTATCATCAATCCCGCGTTTCGCGGCTGGCGGCGGTATCGAGCATCAGTCGATCTTGAACCTGCACATCGGCGACCAAGAGTTCAGAGGATTGAAAGCGCCGGAAGCAGTCGCCCGGCAGCTAAAGACTTTTGCTATCGACCAGCAAACAACGTCAACCGGTCGCAAACCTTCATGGACAACATAACATGAGCAGTCCAGAGAACATCCTTCCGTCGAACGCCGACACGATGCTGTCTATCTCCGGCTTCGGCATGATGCTGTATCAAGCACGCAACCTAACCCAAACACTCGAAGTCATCCAAGAGGCTTCGGACTTTGAACGGTCGGTGAACGGAACGCTTGTAGACCTGAGCAATCCAATTTTCCGTAAGTACAAATCGAAAATCACGTGCACAGACATCAACGCCCCACCCCTCGACAACATCTGGCCCGGTATGGTGGTCACAGTCGATTGCGCGATCAGCCTTTGCTACCCTACCGGCAATCCCGGCTCTCCGGCGCGCCATGAAGTGAGCGGGTCGAGCTACGTCGAGGGTCCTTTCACTTTCTACCGCCCTGTCTTGACCATGCGCGTCATGTCGCTTTCGCAAAGATTCGAGGAGTGGAAGGCGGACAACGGATGGGTCTTGGAACTGGAAGAAATCTAATATGGCAATTGTTCTCGATCAATCCGGTACAGGCTCAACTGAGGTAACCGTTTCGACTTCGCAGGATTGGGAAATCCTCCTCGTTGCAACGGCTGCCACTGGCGGCACAGTTACATCAATCACAGATACCGCTGGATTGACTTGGACTAAATTAGGAGCGTGGTCCGTCACTCTCCAAACACAAGGTTTGGCGCTCGCAGGCGGCGGCTATGAACTAAACAATTTCCCCGGCAGCGATTTGGAAATTTGGTGGGCGTATGCAGTAAACCAGCTAACCAACGATACGATCACTGTGAATTTCGGCGGATCGCCATCTAATCAAGGTTTATCTTGGTCGTCATTCATCGGAGTCGATTACATTACGCCGTGGCAGTCAAATGCAATTACAACCATCACCGGCGTCCTTGGCGAGTATCAAAATGACATTCTTGTGGTTCCAGGATGGGGAAACAGTTTCGACTCGCTCTTGAGCAACATATCTACGCTGACGCTCAATGTCGCTATCTCAACTTACGGACTTATCGCGGCGACCGACTTCCCTGATGTTTGGTCCGCCACGAGTTTCCAGGAAATCACCGGGATAACCGGCGGCGACGGCTACGGCACTGGGACGGGCACCGTCACGACTCCCGGCGTAATGGGAGAGCCTGTCGGTCCCCCGAGTACTGGTCTATCGCCCGGCTACCCACTCCCGTTTACGTTCGCCTGGGTCGATGCGGGAGACACCGTGTTCGAGGTCGGCAGACATGCGCGCGTAGACGAGGAAATTTTCAGCATCGACCTGAAACACGAGGAGGGTCAAATTCCGACCCTCGAAATCGAAATCAAGAACCCGCGAATCGGTCTCCTCAATCCGAGCCGGAAGCAGTGGGCGTGGCTGGCATACCAGCCGCCGCCTACATCCTCCGGTCCAGCGCCGTTCTTCGAAGCCGGGGACTTCTCCGGTATCCCCAACGGCTACGGATCGAGCGGCAGTATCAACAACGTCGCGCCTTATAGTGAAGGCACTCCGGAGTATGTTGTAGACGGTTACGTGCTGCCCGGCTATCAGGTTTACGATGGCGCGACGATACCGATCACGCCGCCGGTTCCCGCGCCGCCGCCGCCGCCGCCGCCATCCTTCTCGACTGAGTGGGTGCCGGGAGAGACAATCGTTCCTATCTTTTTCGGCGAACTTGTGGGAGTTCCGAGTGATTTGTTTGCGGAGAAGATCACCCTAAAATTCATCGCACGACCGATGAACTATATCGAGCAAAAACAAGCTGTCGCCGAGACGCTGAAAATCCCCGGCAACTACGAGCCGATCTTCCTCGACGAGAAACATCGGGATGAACCGGATGCGATCCTCGAAGGGTGGTCTAGCCTGTATCACGTTGACCGGGTAACTCAACAAGTGAGCGCCAGCGATGTGCTGGTCGGCGAGGATGGTACAATCATCTTCCCAGGGTCCCCCGCCGGGCAAAGCGCGATTTACAAAAACATGAAGGTCAAGTCCGGGAAAGCCCCACTAGCCAACGTACAGGTCCAGGCAAATGTGCAGTGGACTCAGCGCACGGTAGGATATGTAAACGGACCGCCCGTCAACGTTCAATCATATACCGGCGGCACGTTTGCGAGCGATTGGGAGGGCATGAAGGGCAAAGGTTTAGGCGGGGGCTGGACAGTCGAGTCAGTCTTTGTGGACGATCCCTATCTGGTCGCGCATACGCCGACTTGGCACATTTCCACCAACCAAACTTTTTACGGAGACGTGATAGATTACGACTGCGCTATTGTTTCCGTAGCTGAGTCGCAAAGCGGTCCGGCGTTGCTCGGACCGGCACTCATGGGTCAAGTCGTTACAACCGCCGACGAGGGTATCTGCAACCCTGGCTCCAATCCGCCCACTAACCTGCCAACCAGGATAGAGCTACAGCGGGTCTTTATTCCGCTTTGGGCGCTGATGTGTACATGGACGTTGCGCTATAATGCAAAGCGTGAGTTCAGCGAAATGTGCATTTTCGATGTGACCGCAAATACGCAAGCTGTTCTTACGTCTCCTACCGTGGAGCAAAATACCGAACTAATCAAAATTAGCGGTCAAGTCGGTCAGCCGGTCATGGTCTACGACGCTTGGTCAGATTTTGAGAACAGTTACGTCGATGTGGGTCAACTTATATTTCCGGACAATCCGATCACTCCCGGCGGTTTGTCGTATCAAATTTGCGTAGGGGCTGGCGTTACCGGCACCGTCGAGCCGGTTTTCAGTGACGTTCCGGGCACCACAACAGATGACGGCGGAGCCGTTTGGGCTTCCCTCGGCGAGAACCCGCAGTCCGTAACTCAAAGGATGACATTCAACACATCCTACAACATTGGTACGATCCTGGTCTACGTCACTCAAGTTTTCGACCCGTACAGTGGCACGATGATAGATACCACCGCTTCCCAATACTACATCGTTGTGCAGTCATGTTCGACAACCGGAGCGTACACTCTTGTAACCTACGCTCCACCGATCACTGAGAGCGATCAACTTTTGTTCCCGCAAGCAACAATAACGGTTTCTACCGAACAGTTTTCTCCGGTCAGCGGCATGATGCCGCTAACTAGCGTTCCTGGCATTCCGGCTGGTGGCACGGCGGAGAATGTCGTCGCGCGGTTCTTCTTTCCCAGCTCGCGCGGGAAATACTCGCTTCTTTACGGCATCAACCGGGCACGCGCTAAAATCCGTATGCGTTCACGCGCTGTCGATGTGTCGTGGGATTGCGCATTTGATATGGTCCTCGGGATGTCCTGCCGTAAAAACGCGACCGTCTACGATCCTCGACTTCCGGGAGGAGTCGCAACCGGCAAGGTGACGAGCTATGGCATGACCGCAAAAGGTGGTAAGATGCGCGGACACGTGACTATCGGTTGTGCTGTCGGCTACAACAGCTTCGGAAATCCCTCCCCAGACATTTCATATACGCCGCCCGTATTTGTGCCATTCGATGACGGTTTGAATTTCCCTCTTTCGGCGTTGCCGAGTGACGGCGGAGTGTTCACGAGTAGCATCGGGTCACAGATAGCGGCGCTCGAAACCGGAATACAATATGAATTGCAGGCAATGAAAGTCCAGAACCCGCCGGTCCCACAACAACAAACTCAAACCGGTACAGGTGGCGAAACTCTAACTGTAACCGGCATAACGCCGCCGCAAGCGTGGACCGCTTCGGAGGACGCCGCGTACCTTCCGGCAATCATGGAGTCAAACCCGATAGGTTGGACCATGGAGATTCAACCAGTCACCAATAGGACGTTCGCCGGAGCATATAATGTCGCCGTCTCTCCGCTTGAGCTTCCCATGGGCATTGATCTTACTGCCGCGTCGGAGGAATAAATGGGAACCATCGAACAGATTATCCGACCGTTCGCCGAAGAAGATGTCGCGCCGACCGCATTTGTGCCGCCGGGCACAGTCGGCGTGCCGCCAGTTCTTGTCAAGATCGGCTTGAAGGGCGGCTCACAGACGTTTTCCGGCAAGGCGTCATACGAATCACACACCAAGCTCGGCGCCGTTCATGCGGAGGCGTCCTCAAGCAGCCAACGCATCAATAGTGTTCTAGGCAACCCGTCAGGCAGCTAACAATGGCAACAGGCTATACCCGTTCAACTCACACTGTCCGAGTCAAGAGCGCGGACAAACGGTTCTTCGCGGATGTCGAAATCCTCGACGCCATTTCGTTGACGTTGCCGAACGGCTTTCAGATAGTCTACAAAATCGCCGCCAAGAACGCAAACCCGTACATTTTAGACGAGACGGGAGACGGCAATGGCAAAGGAAGCTCGACCGATTGTACCCGATCTTCGCATATGTGCCGGATGACGAGCCAGTCTGACAGTACAAGGTTTTTCGATTACGAAACGTGCGATGCCTTCACTATGACCGGACCTAACGACACACAGCACGTCGTCAAAATTCCCGGAACGGGTGGCGGCATCCTTAGCGGCACCGGCACTACGGACGGTCCGACTCCTGGCGGTATCTCACTGACTTCGAATGTCACCGACAATACCGGAAGCGGCTTGCAACAGACAGCAGCGCCCGCGACCCGCGCGCAGCACGTAGTCAAGCTCACCCGGCAATCCGGCAACGGTCAACAAGTTCCGACTGACTTTTTGCTGGAACTGATAACCGATGCTGTGGCATTCAACGGACCGCCCGACACGCAGGGAATGCCGTATATGGTAGCGAAACAGGCGCATTTCAGCACCGATTATGAATATGGTGCTACCTTGGTCCCGATGGAGCATGATGACGCCGCGACGTGGTACGAAAAATATGTCTGGAAACTCCCGAATGCCGACACTGTTCTGAATGGTGCGTTAACGCCGAGTGCCGAGTGCCATGACACGACCGTCTATGTGATTGATCCTACTACCGGTGAGCAAGTGCCGCCGGACAACACGGACCCGAACGTTTATGTTTTCTTCCCACCGGACGCAAGCAGCCCGTTTATCGGCGCGAATCAAGCAATCGACATGGGACCGATTTGGTGGATCAGACAAATCGGCTCAGTCTCGAATACGTGGTTCTGGTTCTTGGAGTATCAACATCCCCTCGCCTTCTCGTTCTTCTCGGCACCGTCAATACTCGCGAATCCGAAGTGGGGGTACACTGGCGGCTACAAACTCTATCCGTGGTTCCCGGTAACGTGGATTTTGTTCTCGAACTACGCGCTCGTTGATATGGGATACTACGGTGCGGACGACATACAAACCGCCGCAGCCGGATGGATCACTAGCGCCTCCGGTGGCGCTATAAATCCCGCCGAAGGGGCATACCCCTTGTTGGATACACTCGGGCACCCAACAGGCAAAAACGTCATATTGGCTTGGTTCGGGCTAGGCTTGTCTGACTTTCAGTTTGGGACATCTACTACAAAAACTTTGTCCGGCTCCTTCGTCGGTATCGGACTGCCCATCGTGAACTACACCTTCGAATCGAATTACATGCCTTACGGAGCCTTCA